ATATGAATCAACCATGACTTTATCTTTTGATGCTGCATGATATAACGCTGCTCCTTTGAGCAATACTTTCCAAATGCCAAAAACATGCGGGCTATGTGGATCTCCTTCTATATCAGTCTTTTGATGGTGTTTGCGATGTATGGCTACCCATTGTTTAGTGACCATGCCTGTAGTCAACCACAACCAAAAACGCATGAAGTGGCTTAATACGGGATGAAAAACAATGCCTTTATGTGCCTGTCCTCTATGTAAAAATAGAGTGACACAAATAATAGTTATATGAGTAACTATAAGTGTATATAGAATTAAGCCCAAACTGAATCCCAATTGCCACTCAAGGCGCCTTTGGCATAATCAGTTGCTCTATTCTCAAAGAAGTTTGTATGTGTTGGTGCGTTAATCATTTCTTCAACCCATGGTAATGGATTCTTTTTGACTTTATATATGCCTTTCATACCAAGACCAATAAGTCTTCTATCGGCAATGTATCTGATGTATTTTTTAACATCTTCGCTATTTAGGCCTTCCATTTCACCCATATTGAACGCAAGATCAATGAATTTATCTTCCAACTCAACCATTTTTTCAGCGATAGTGTAAATAGATGATTTAAGTTCATCATTCCAAATCTCGGTGTTCTCGTGGATATAGGTCTTAAACAACTTCATCATAGATTCAGAGTGCATAGTGTTTCCTGTGACAGAAATCTTATTATTTGATCTGATGAAAAATGATTTTCCAGGAACAGCCAAGCAATAAAAATTCTTAGATTCATGCTCCAGTTTAGTTTTACTGATTGCTGATGTTTCACATTCAATAAACTTATTATCAACAATAACACCCCCAGCAATGTTTGCTAGAGTTTGAAATGCACGTTCAATACTATTTTTCATTAGAATTCCTTTGTTTAATTGTTCTGCCCATACGCCAACCTGTTGGTATGTCATCATTGCGTTTTATTACTTTAGAAATTTGATCATTTGTAATCCAAACTCTATCATGTTTCTGTATCATGCCACGAAAATATCCCTCTGGAGGAATATCCCAACTTTTTATTTTTAGATTACTTATTCCATTATTATAACAAACATCACCTTTTATTTTTTCAGAAATTTTATCTTTTGATTCTTGTGTGTGTGTTGTAAATTTTTGCACATCGTCTCCGCGACCCTGCTTCCAACCCTCTGGTATAATATCACCCACTCTAGACAATATAGTGTTTATTCCGTTAGTTATCCACACATTACATCCAATTCTATTCTTGCTTGCCATCCTCATATTTTCGAGCGAAACACCTTCGTGAATTCTACCACGATTATCTGGTTGTATTCTTGCGTATTTCATTCTAGCTATTGCACGTTTCAATTTATCGCCGACATATACATTAGAACCATTCAGTATCTTTGTTTGTCTAACCTTTTCAGTTATCACACTTTTCATTTCTTGAGAATAACCCGCCATAGTATTTCCGCCTGTACCACCAACAGATAGGTTATAATTGTTATTCATTTTACAAAAGGCCTCAGTAACAATTTCTCTCTCTTTATTTCTAGCTAAAATCAAGTCATCATATATGAATAGCGTTTCCCTGACAAAATTCTGTTGACCATATTTTTTAATTGATGTGTTCAGCAGAATACCTGAACCAAGATATCCATCAAACTCAAAACCCTCTTGTTTATGGATGCCTATATAAATTTTATTATTAGTTAAATTTGTCGTTTTATATACAATATAGTTCATCATACCTCCTTACCGTTACTTGGACTATAGTATTTAGTAAAAATAATAGTTTAGGTCACTAAATTTAAGTAATATTCTACAGCTTCTTTAGCCCACATTGAAGAAACATGAGGCATTTTATCATATAACCATGTTTCGTCTAAATCTCCAGCAATTATCATTTCTATAGATAATTTATCCTCAGCTGTTAAATAATCATCTCCAATAACTTTATTTCCAGAAACAATAAGTGTTGCGTTATCTGGACAATCCAAGGCCTTTACTTCACCAACAGTTCCATCATCATTCATAATAATCATTCTATGATTTGGTGATACATGCTGATGGATTGTATCCGACTCAAACACGAATGACGAATCTCTAATTACATGTTGAATCTTGCTTGGATTTACAAAGGATGTTTCTTTTGTGGACATATCATATTGAATAATTTTATCAGACAAACACAATAGTTCAATTGGAATCCAACCACTCTCAGATAATACTTCTGTTCCTTCGATTACCGCTTCATCAACAATCGACCATGTAATAATTTGACCCATGCCTTTCATTTTACCTGTTCTTGGAAAATTCAACAACATAATGAATGAGGAGAACAACTGCATACCTTCAGTGAAGGCACTAAACACAGCAATATGTCGCGCTGTATTCTCCTTAGTGCCATTCTTACCTGAAATGTTCATTACATAATCGTGTTTGTTTTTCATCTCCTGATACTGCATAAACTCATTGTATGTTTTATCAGGCAATCCTAGTGTCTCAATCAAATGTGAATATGCGGCAATGTGTAGTGCTTCTCTTGCAGCAAAACCCATTAACATCATTCGCACTTCAGGCTGTGGAAAATATGGCAGATAATTCTTTACATAACCGCCTGCAACATCGATATCACCTTGTGTGAAAAATCTAAAAATGTTTGTAAGAAAATATTTCTCAGCTTGAGATAGTCTATTCTTCCAATCTTTCACATCTTCTGCCATTGGTACTTCAGTATGCAACCAATGGGATTGTTCGTGTTTTAACCATGCATCGTAGCACCAACCATACCGAAAGGGCTTAAAGTAAGTTCTTTCATCTGTTAATTTTAATTGATTATGTGATTTTTCCATATTTTTTATCTTTTTTAATCATCCTTTTTTTCATACATTACTGTGTTTGTGTCGCCAAGAGCCCATTTAGAATCAGTTTCTACTGACCATCGTTTAGTGGCTACTCTAAAATCTGACATCTTCAATTCTTTTGGATTACTACTTGGTTCTAATATTAATATACGGTTGTTTGGTTGTGTTGCAAACTGACCGTTATCTAACTTAACAAAATTATATGATTTGTGGTCTTCGATATCTTCACTAAAACCAGTATCAAGTATATTGAAATCGGGATGAGCTGAATCAACTGTGAACATATACTCACCATATGCCCAGCCATCAGATTTTAATTTAACTTTACATTTCATTGACTGTAACTGTGCTTTTTTAATAACAGTTATATCATATGATAAACAATCCCACAATTGCAAATAATCTAAAGGTAGAGGTTCACCAACAATGGGCTTCCAACAAAATGCATGTAATGGTAATTTATCATACAATGCGCCATAGTTGTTTAGATATGCTTCAATACGAAATGCTTGTCCTCTTAGTGATTTAATACTCACCCACCAACAAGATTCAAGTTCTCCATGACCTTTTTGAAAGTCATAGAGGAACTCTTTACGAACAAAGCATCTTACCGGAGGAAGATTAGCGACAATGTGTGCCATTATATTCTTTTTCTTTTATAATTTCAATGTGGGAATTATTCACAGGCCAAACATCCCTCTTCTGTAGAAGCAAGTGCCTTCAAATTCAATTCTTCGATGATATGTCGTTCAATTTTCTTTGATACTTTATCTGCCTTGGCCAACTTCTCACTTCTGCAATAATATAATGTTTTCAAACCTTTTTTCCAGGCCATAAAGTGTACTGCATGTAGATATTTAATGTTTACATCTGGCCGAAAGAAGAGGTTAATGGATTGCGCTTGGTCAATGAAACTTTGTCTGTGAGCTGCATGGTCCACAACCCATCTTTGGTCAATCTCCATACTAGTTTTGAACACTTCTCTTGTGGACTCCTCAAGAAACTCCAAATGTTGTACCGATCCGTCATTAGCAATAACACTTGACCAGATTTCGTTATAGTCGATTGTGGCATTGTCTTCACACTTCTCCTTTATAATTTTATCCAACCATTTGTTTTTGTTTAAGTGCGAACCAGAAATGGTGTCCTGTCTATACGCATTGGCTCGATACGGTTCAACACTAGGTGAAGTGTTACCCATAAGAATACTAGAACTAGCATTAGGAGCAATAGCCGTAACATGACTAAACCTGCGACCCGTACCTTTGGCATCTGGTGCTTCACCTCTTTCACTACCCAATTGAATATTAGCTTCATCTAATTTTTCTTTAATGTGCTTAAAGATTCTGATGTTTGCTGATGTGGCAAGCGCTGTCTCCCAAATAATTGCATTACGCTGTAGGTAAGCATGAAACCCAAGAGCGCCAATCCCAATGCTACGCTCCCGTTGAGCAGAAAATTTTGCTCTGGAAATAGAATCTGGAGCATTATCAATAAAATACTGTAACACATTATCAAGCATTTCTGCAACATCTCTGAGAAAGAGTTTGTCGTTTTTCCACTCATCATAATACTCCAAGTTCAATGACGATAAACAGCAAACAGCAGTTCTTTGTTTATCAGTCGGTAATATAATTTCAGAACAATTGTGTACTAAAATATTATTGGCATAAAAGTTATGATTATCATCAACTGTAATATCATACACATCTTCTTTCACATTCAAATAACTAATTTTTATTGCCATATTTTCTTCCTTTATACCACCCATCACCGGGGTGTGTTTTTGATTGTTTGACCGTTCTTAATATATCGTTACTGTACCACATTTTACCATTATTAGCATCAGATAGAGATTTCTTATGATCCGATGACTTAATTCTACTCAACCTATCTAATTCCTCAACAGGCAGATTCAGCTCACTAGATAAACCAATCTTGAAACTGTTTTGATAATTGGAAAATCTATTCTTAGAAAAAGACTTAGGTATACCATCATATTTATTTCTCAGTGTTTCTAGCATATTTCTATAAGTAAAATCTTCTTTTTTTGTGTATGCATTAAAAATTAAAACACATTGCTCTAATATAAAATCATCGGAATATCCAGACCATCTACCGTTTAATTCCTTTGTAGAATTAAGTGTTACTTTTGATAGCCAATCATCATATTTTTCATCAGGAACTATCCACCCACCACAACCTCCAGGTTTTGCATTATAACCATGAACCATAGTGTTGTATTCGTTAATCGTTTCTTCTTCAATCCTTCTACAATCTTGAATACATAGATCATCAAATAATATTTCTTTACTGAATGAAATTTCTCCGTATTTTCTTATAGCTGAGTGAAATCTAAATGGACTTCCATTTTTAGCAGATGAGCAATGTGAATCCCATCGTTCATTTAGAGTTCTTTTTGTCATTCCAATGTATTTTTTACCATTAATGGTGTTTGTTATGCAATAGACTATCATTTTATTCCTTTAGTAAGTAGATATATCTATTTATAATTTTAGATTTTTCTACTTACTAAGTGTATCAAAGAATATCTAAGATATCGTCTTCTTTAAGTTCTTTTGCCATTACATAACCACGATTTTTAGTGTAAATTTTATGTTCTGGTGTGCATTTGATGCTTTTACCAGATTCTTCATCTTCAATAAGAATTAATTGTGAATTACGAGCAGTCAATGCGGCGTTTGTAATTTGACTATATTCTACAATTCCACTATTTAAGTTTTTGGATTCAACTTTAATAGCTTCACCTTCATTAAACAATGTAATAATTTCATCAAGTCTAATTGATTTCTTGTCGTTGTCGATGATAACAGCTACTAAATTATCACCAGTAAGACAAAGATTTGATTGCCTAATTTTCAGACCAAGGTCTTTTTGAAACTGAGGCATCATTCTATTGCTAGTATCTATGAAGTGTAGATACGGTTCACCTGTGTGCATACGAATCTCTAAGATTTGTTGCCA